GCACCCAATCCGACCTCAGCCGTGCGCTGCGTGCTGTGGCGCGTGCTGTCGGCAATGGCAAGACCCATCCGATCCTCTCTGGCGTGATGCTTCGCGCTGATGGCGGGAGCCTGCAGCTCACCGCCTATGACCTGAGCATCGGCATACAGACCAGCATCGATGCCATGGTTGACACTGCTGGCGCCACCGTCGTGCCGCATCGCCTGCTGGCGGACATCACAGGCCGACTGGATGGCGCCAGCGTGGTCTCCTTGACCCTTGACGGTGATCGTGTCGCACTGGCCACTGCAGGTGGCTCCTACAGCCTCTCAGCGGCGCCTGCGGATGATTTCCCAGGGCTGCCCGCAGTGGATGCTGCTGATGGCGCTGCGATCGATCTGGCGGCGCCATTGGCTGCTGTGCTGGTGGCAGCCAGCACTGATGAGTCGAAGCAGGTGCTCACGGGCGTTCACCTGGTCTCCGATGGCCAGGAGCTGCGCATTGAAGCCACCGACGGCCACCGGCTCGCGTCGCGCACGCTGACCTGCAATGCGCCGGACATGGATGTAGTGATCCCTGCTCGTGCTATGTCGCAGGTGCGGCATCCTGCATCATTCGCCGTTGATGGCGGGCATGTGGCCATCCAACTGGACGGTGCCACGCGCATGATCACGCGCACGCTCGATGGCACCTACCCATCAGTGCAGCAGCTGATCCCTGCCACCTTCAAGACCCTGGCCACCTGCAACCGTGAGGCGCTGCTCGCAGCGCTAGAGCGGATCGCGTGCGTCTCGCCCAATGACATCGTGCGACTGACCGTCAAGGCCGGCGCCATTGAAGTGACCGCCGAATCCGAAACCAGCAGCGGCGCTGAATCCGTCGCATGTGATGGCAAGCTGCCGCAGCTGGCCGTCAACGTCCATTACCTTATGGATGGACTGAAGGGATACACTGACACTATGATCACCATTCAGGCCAACACATCTACCTCGCCTGTCGTCATCGGCCAGACTTATCTGGTGATGCCAGTCCAAATCCGGGAGTAATACAATGGCGCGCAAGTGCAACAATACAGAGTCAGAACAGCGCACAAATGCTGTCTATGACTTGCTCTTGCGCGCTCATAGCAGAAAACAGATCATTCAATTTGCCGCGGAAAACTGGGGGATTGGTGATCGCCAAGTTGATTCCTATATCGCCCGCGCTCGCGAGCTGTTGTCTGCTGATGCCAAGCTGGAACGGTCGCAATGGCTTGAAGCGGCCATTGCACGAGCGATGGAATACGAACGCCGCGCTGCCGAGAAAGACCAGCTCAACACCGCCTTGATTGCGCTTGACAAGCAAGCCAGGCTGCTGCGGTTTGAGATTTCGTAGACTGGCGCATGAGTCGATAGCGCTATGGCACGCCGTTACGCACGCGATAACAGGGGCAGGTTTTCCAGCGCTGGAGCAACTGCTAGAGGTGGTCGGCTGAGGACGGCGGCGGGGAACAAGCGTGCTACGCAAACGGCCAAGATTAGCGGCGGCAAAACTAGCGGCACAGTTGCTAAGCCCAAAGGGTTGAAACCAGGCGCGATTAAAGCCAAGCCTCAAGTATCGAGCGGAAGGCAAGCGGCAACGGATCGCTTAAAGGTCAAGACACAAACGCGACGCGCAATGCGCACTGATCGCGGTTCAGTCGTTACGCCTGGTCAACGCAGCAGGCTTGAGGCTGGCAAAGGTGCAACCATGAAGGGCGCACGTCCATCATCTACTGTTGCCAAGCCGCGTACCGCAGGCAATACCAAACAGCAAGTAGCGAGCCGCGTTGAGCGGAAGCTTGCTGCAGAGCAAGCGAAAATGAATATCATCAACCGCGCTGAGCGTGTTGGCGCAACACAAGGCAACCAACGCGAGCGGTCATATAAGCGCCAAGCAACACTTGAGCGGGCGCAAGCATTCCTCGCTACTGGTAAGCTGCCGGGCAAGGACAATTCCATTGCTGCTCAACGCAGCATGAAGCAAGCCAAGGAACGGCTTGCTGCTAAAAATGCCGCACGGGCGGCGGCAGCCAACGGCAAGCCCAACGCAAGCCGTGCTGCTGCCGCTAAGCCAACAACGCAAAAGGAGCGCTGGGCTGCACGCTCTGCAATGCTTAGCAATGCTGCAGCAAAAAATGAAGCAAAGGCAGCATCTCTCTTTAGTGCTGCCAACACTGCTGGTAACACTGCTTTTAATACGCAGCCAGGCCGCTTAGCTGGCCGAGCAAGGATGAATGCTCAGACAGAACGCTCTTTCAAGCTGCAAGAAAAAGCCGAACAGCAAAGGTCGCGGGCGGCGAACTTGCAGCGAATGGCAACGACAAACAAGGGGGACGCGGCCAAGGGAAGAGCTTCAAAGGCCGAAACCGTTAAGGCTTCTCACACAGGCTTGAAAAAGGGAGACAAAATCGTTGGCACTCTTTACGGCGAGCGCGAAGTTGTCAAAGTGAACGCAAAAAGCGTCACTGTAAAAGGTGGGACTAAAAACTTTACAATTCCTTGGGAATTTATTCAGCCAAGGCGCTAGAGTTGCCCCGACACCACGTCACACCATGGAAGACTTTCTTGCCGCGGTCACTCAGACCATGAGCGACTCTGAGCTGACAGCGGTAGAGCTGATTGGCTGCTTAGAGATCGTCAAGGCTGAGCTGATGGAATCACTCTTTAACGCTGACGAAGAATGAAACCTACTGTTACGGCTGTTGGCCGGCTGCTCAAGCCCAAGGGCAATGAGCCCCGCGTTTACAAGGTGATTGCAGTCAAGCCTGATGGCACCGTGAAGACTGTCATCAGCGAGCCCGCATGAGCCTGCTTGCGGGCATCTGCGACGACGCGCCGCTGCTGTCATTCATGCAGCAGCAGACGCCCGAGGACACCGCTGACCTGCTGACCCGCATCCGCGCTGACCTCCACCCTGGGCAGCTTGCGTTCGTAGATGACACCGCAACGCAGATCCTTGGCATCAGTGCGGGCTATGGCGCTGGCAAGACCAGGGCGCTATGCGCTAAGGCCGTGATGCTGGCCGCGGTCAATCAGGGTTTCATCGGCTGCGTGATGGAGCCGACAGGCCCGCTGATTCGGGACATCTGGCAGACGGATTTTGAGGCGTTTCTGGAGTCATACGACATCCCGTACACATTTCGTGCATCACCGCTGCCGGAGTACATGTTGCACCTGCCAGGCGGGGACACCAAGATCCTGTGCCGATCCTTTGAGAACTGGTCGCGCATCATCGGCCTAAACCTCGCCTGGGTGCTGGCGGACGAGATCGATACCGTAACGCCAAGCATTGCGAACAAGGCATTTCCGAAGATCCTTGGACGCTTGCGCTCGGGCAATGTGCGGCAGTTTGGCGCGGCATCAACGCCAGAAGGGTTCCGGTGGATGTGGAACACATTCGGCAGCGATGATGCCAAGCAGCGACCAGACCGGCAGCTAATCAAAATGCGCACGGCAGATAACCCGCATCTGCCGCCGGACTTCATCGAACGGCTGCAGGCGAACTACGACCCCAGCCTGCTTCGGGCGTACCTCGACGGCGAGTTCGTCAACCTGACGACTGGGCAGGTGTATGACCGCTTTGACCGGACGAAGCACGTCACAGCCGCAGTGCCGGATATCACCCGCGAGCCAATCCGTGTTGGCATTGACTTCAACGTGGGCAACATGTCTGCGGTGATCGCTGTGCGGCTCAACAACGGCCTGTTGGTGATTGACGAGATCGCCGGTGCGCATGACACCGACGCCCTAGCGCAAGAGATCCGCAGGCGGCACCCGCAGCAGCAGATCTACGTTTACCCAGACGCGAGCGGCGGCAGCCGCAGCACCAACGCCAGCCAGACCGACATCCAGATCCTGGAGTCCTACGGCATGTTGAATCAGTCACCACGCAGCAACCCGCCAGTGCGTGATCGTGTATCAGCTGTGCAGGCGCTGCTGGAGAACGGCAAAGGGCAGGTGCGGCTACAGGTGGCGCAGAGTTGCCGCCGCGTGATCGAATGCCTAGAGCTGCAGTGCTACAGCGACAAGGGCGAGCCCGACAAGGATGCGGGATTTGACCACATGAACGACGCGCTCGGCTACCTGGTGTGGCGTGAGTTCAACCCATTGCATGCTGGCGCTGGCCGCAGCACTGGCATCAGGCTCTACTAGACAGCCCATCAATGACTGAAGCCGTAAACTGATGGCATTCTCAGCGGCTAGCGCTCGTGTATAGCGGTTACAACTTTTATGACCGGCCGCTAGCGCAGCGCACCGTAGCAAAAGTCAACGACCCGAATACGAATTGGTATGCGCAGGAGCCGCATTGGCTGCTGATTGAGGATCTGCTGCAGGGCACGTATGGCATGCGCAAGAAGCATCGCCGCTACTTGCCGCAGGAGCCCCGCGAACTAGACGAGTCCTACGACAACCGCCTATCCCGTAGCGTCTGTCCGCCGTACTACATCCGCCTTGAGCGCATGCTGGCGGGCATGCTCACCCGCAAACCCGTCCGGTTGGATGACACCGCCGACATCATCCGTGAGCAGCTATTTGACGTAGACCTGCAAGGCAATGACCTCAATGTCTGGACTTATGAAGCCGCCCGCAAGATGGTGCGATATGGCCACATTGGTACGTTGGTGGATGCACCGTCTGATGGCGGCAGACCCTACTGGGTGACATACACGCCCCGGCAGATCCTTGGCTGGCGCACCGAGACGCAAGAAGGCAAGCAGGTGCTGACCCAGCTGCGGCTGGCGGAAGTGGTCACGGTACCAGATGGCGAGTTTGGCGAGAAGGCCGTCGAGCAGGTACGTGTGCTGACGCCTGGCGAGTACCGCATCCATCGCAAGGCCGACAGCGGTGAGTTCACAGTCGTTGATGAAGGCCGCACGAGCCTCAATCGGATCCCGTTCACCATTGCCTATGCGCAGCGCCATGACTTCATGGAATCCCGTCCGCCACTGGAGGACATCGCAGAGCTGAACCTCAAGACCTATCAGGTGCAGTCGGACCTCGACAACCAACTGCACATCTCAGCGGTACCGATGCTGGCGTTCTACGGGTTCCCGTCAGCAGCCGAGGAGGTGTCAGCCGGACCCGGCGAAGCAATCGCATTTCCCGCCGAAGGCCGCGCTGAGTACATCGAGCCTGCAGGCCGCAGCTTTGACGCGCAGTTCCGCCGTCTTGAGCAGCTTGCGCTGCAGATCAATGAGCTAGGGCTGTCCGCAGTGCTAGGTCAGAAGCTGAGCGCCGAGACCGCAGAAGCCAAGCGCATTGACCGCAGCCAAGGCGACAGCACCATGATGGTGATT